TGCTTGTTGCGTACGACTTAGGTTTAGGCAAAACTATTATGACTATTGCTGCCTTAGAACGTTTAATGGATGAAGGAAAGGTAACTGAGCCTGGAATTATAGTTTGTTTATCAAGTATTAAATATCAGTGGGCTAACCAAATTAAAAAATTTACAGAAGGAACGTCCACGGCTATTGTCATTGACGGAACACCAAAACAAAGAGAAGCTCAGTACAACAAGGTTTATCGTTGGAAAGACACAAAAATAGATTACGTAATACTGAACTACGAACAAGTAGTTAATGATTGGAAGTTTATTCAAAAGCTACCAAAAGGATTTGTTGTTTTAGACGAAGCTACCGCTATTAAGTCTTTTAGGTCTAAACGTTCTAAAGCTGTAAAAAAACTGTCAGATGCTCCGTATAGGTTTGCTTTAACTGGAACTCCTATTGAAAACGGAAAACCAGAGGAACTATTTAGCATTATGCAGTTTGTCGACCAGTCAGTCTTAGGTAGATTTGACATATTTGATACTGCGTTTATCGTAAGAAACTCCTGGGGCGGGGTTGATAGGTACAGAAACCTAAACACTTTACATGAACGACTTAAAGAAGCATGCGTTAGAAAATCTCAAAAAGACGCAGATGTTGCTCCTTACTTGCCAGATGCTTTATACAAAGAGCCTCTTCAAGTGATACTAGATAGAAAGTCTGCAAAACTGTATTCCAGAATTTTGTCTGATTTACTCATAGACCTAGACGATGCTCAAACTTTATTTGGTGCTAATTTTAACCTTCTTGCTCATTACGGCTATGAAAGTCAATGGAATCAGGGAGACGAACTTCGTGGCAAAATTATGTCTAAAATTGGTTGTTTAAAGATGCTGTGTTGTTCTCCAAATTTAATTAAATCAAGCGCTGATAAGTTTAGATTAGCTAAGGGAGAAGGCTCCGCCTACGCAGCTCAATTAGATGATGAGGGTCTTTTAGAGTCAATGCCAGAAACCAAGCTTGACATGTTGGTGGCCTACTCTAAAGATTTTTTAGAGCAAGATGAGTCTAATAAACTTGTTATCTTTTGTACTTACGTAGAGATGCTTGACAAGATTATTGATAGGCTTGGACCTGATATATGCAGAGTCTACTCTGGACAGATAGACTCTAAAACTAAAGAGGAACACAAAGTTGAATTTAATACTTCTCCTAATGTTAGGGTTCTTGTTAGCTCTGACGCTGGGGGTTATGGCGTTGACTTACCATCTGCTAATCTTCTTATCAACTACGACCTTCCCTGGTCGTCTGGCTTGGCTACTCAAAGGAACGGACGAATCAACAGAGCGTCTTCAGAATGGTCCACAATCGTCATACAAGACATTCTTGTAAGCGGGTCTATAGAAGTCAGGCAATATGAAGCCCTACAACAAAAGAACGCTGTAGCTTCAGCTGTTTTGGACGGAACAGGTATAAACGATAAAGGTGGAGTTGACCTGACAATTAGCAGCCTTAAAAAGTTTTTACTAGATAGTTCGGTGTAGAGTACTCCTATGCCAACCTATGAATTTCGCTGTGAAGAGTGTGAAACCTACGGCACTGGAGAGTTTTCTATTCACGAAGACGCTCAAATGAGATGCCCTAGATGTCAGGTTTTAATGCCTAAAATCTACTCAGCTCCTGGTTTAATATTTAAAGGAAGCGGTTGGGGCGGAAAATAGGGTTTTATACCTGTTAAAATAGTTTAATGCCAAATGCACCTAAGACTCCAACGCGTACTATCCGCGTATCTGACGAGCTGTGGACAGCTGTCCAGAAGAAGGCTGCCCTAGAAGAGGTCACAGTCACCAGCGTCATTATCGAAGCTTTGAATAACTACGTATCTGGGGTTGACAAGGGGTAACTACCTGATTAAGTTTGTACCAACCTAATAGGAGGTACAAATGCCAGACAATAGTGTAGATGCTCTGCTTGATGAGCAGTTAGAAATCGTAAAAGGTGAAGTACGTCAGTACGTAGCTCTTAAAGACCAAATAGACTCTCTAAATAAAAGAAAAGACGACATTAAAGGTCGTATCTTTGCTGTTGCAGAAAACTATGGAGAGCCTACAGATAAAGGCCATATTGTTTTTCCAATTAATGAAGAAACAACAGGTACTAAGTCTATTGTTAAACAACGTCGTGCTTCTAAAGTTTTTAATGAAGAAAGAGCGGACACGGTTCTTACATCTAAATCTTTAAAAGAACGTTGTGTTAAAACTGTAGAAGTTTTAGATGAAGATGCAATTATGGCTGCATATTATGAAGGACTACTGACCGACTCTGACATTGATTCAATGTTTCCAGAGAAGGTTACTTGGGCTTTGATTTTGGAGAAGTAAGTTGCCTAATGACTTTATTGAAGAGACCTTTGGCGAATTAGACGCTTTCTATCCAGGAAGCAAACGCAAACGTCGTAAACCCGTCCCAGAAAAACCTACGGTAGAAGTCGTGCCTTGGGAAGACGAGTACTTTGAAAAGTTCATAAACGGACAAAAAGTAAAACTGTATACATTAGGGTCTTTAGCTAAAGCCATAAACCGCTCACCTAAAACCTTGCGTAAATGGATGGAACAAGGTAAGTTTCCACAATCACCTTACCGAATGCCAGATACTGTAGGTAAAAATGGAAAAACCTACGTTGGTAGAAGGCTATACAGTAAAGCGATGGTGGATGCCGTGGTAAAAATATTTGCCTCGGCTGGACTGCTACACGCGGATAGAGTAGAATTATCTACGCACCGGAATCTTGCAGACAAGATAACCGAGGTGTGGAATGAAATCCGCACAACCGAAACTAACTAAGGAGAAATGCCAAATGGCTATTCAACAAACTGCCCCAGATGCCAATGCGTATGTGGCTGATGAATCAATCGATGAGCGTCCTGCTCAATCAACTACCAAGTCCTCTTCTGATGATGTTGTTCTATCAGGATGGGATGCTGCTGAAAAACTAACTACTGCTATGGGAGATTTTCCTGTAGAGACACGTTTGATTGAAAACGAATTTCAAGTTTTCAAGTTCTTGGACCAAGACGGTCCCTTTGCTATCTATAAGCAACACTTCCTTAATCAAAAGACTTCAGGAAAACGTTCATACGTTTCTCTTGGAGCCAACGACCCATTGTGTGTAAAGCTTGGGAGTAAGCCAGAAAACAAAAGAGCATTCTCTGTTGTTAACTTTAGTGCTGAAGAAGGACCTCAGCGTCAAATGTTAATTGCGGGTTCTCGTTTGTATCAGGCTCTACATGCTGCTCACTTCTCACCTCAAGGACCTCTTACAAAAGGTTACTGGGCGATTTCTCGCACAGGAAAGATGGCTGCAACTGTTTACACCATCACCCCTATTAAAGAGCGTGACTTGGAAGAAGACTGGAAGATTAATCCAGAAACTGCTGCTGCGGTTGTTGAAAACACACAACCATACACTGCTGATGCAATTCGTAAACCAACTTGGGAAGAGTTGGACGAAATTGCTAATTCACTTCTCTAAAAACTAAATCACTTTAACACTTAATAGCAGGGTAGGACGTGCCCTATCCTGCTATTAAAAAAGGAACCCACAATATGAACATTATTACCACTACAGAAGCTTTATCAGAAATGGTTAGTCACTATCTAACTCAAGATGCTTTTGCTTTTGACGTGGAGACTGTGGGACCACAAAGAGGTCTAACTCCAGTAAACGAGGTTCTTTGGATTACTTTTGCAACGCATGGTCGTTGTGACGTAATTCCTATGGGACATCCAAACGGAGAGTTTATAGAAGAAGTATTTCCTCTCACGGGACAAGGAGAGATTAGGAAACAGGAAGGTTTGGCGCTACGGCTTAGCGACTATTCAAGAGATAGTAAGAAGGCCACTAAAATATTTGGACCCGCGCCAGACCAACTGTTTCCTAACGAAGTGTTTTCTGCTTTAGAACCTTTGTTGTTTGACGATAGTAAATTGACTATAGGTCACAATTTAATTTTTGATTTAACTTCTATTGCTAAATATTACAAAGGACGAATTCCAGAAGCGCCTTACTTTGATACGATGGTTGCTTCTTTTATTGTAGACAACCGTAATAAGAATAAATGTGGATTGGATGATTGTTTAAAACGTGAGTTTAACTATGAGATGGTTAAAGGTGTAGGAAAAGAAGTAGAAAAGTATTCTTTTGAAGAAGTTGCTAAGTACGCTTATTTAGACGCTAAGTACACATTTTTACTTTGGAAAACCCTACAGCCAAGGTTAGAGGCTGCTGATTTAACTAAAGTGTTTTCTTTAGAGATGGATGTTCTTAGAGTTCTTTGTGATATGAAGCTGACAGGTGCTGTAATTGATGTAGAGGCTTTGTCTTCTTTGCATGCGTCTTTAGAAGCAGATTTAGAAAAAACTAAGGCTTCTATATGGAAAGCCGCATCTCGTGAATTTAATATTAACTCTAATCAAGAAAAACAACACATTTTGTATGGACCTAAAGATGAGGGTGGTAGAGGTTTAAAGCCTAAAGTTCTTACACTAAAAGGAGAAGAAGCAGCTAAGGCTGGCAAAGAGTTGTCTATCGAGCATTACTCTGTATCAGCAGAGGCTTTAGAACCTTATAGAGACAAAGACACATTAGTAACGTTATTACTAGAGTATTCTGATTTAAACAAGCTTTTGACTACTTATGTAACCCCGTACTTGGGTGGCGATGTAGTACGTACGGTTTCAGGAAAATCTAAAATAGAACATAAAGAAAGTCTTTTAATAAACGGAAAACTCCATTGTGATTTTATTCAACACGGAGCAGAGACAGGCCGTTTCTCCAGCAGAAACCCTAATCTACAAAATGTTCCAGCCCCCCACACACCAAATGGAAAAGCTATTAGAAACCTGTTTGTTGCCCCAGAAGGACACTCTCTAGTAGTTGCTGATTATTCTCAGATTGAACCTAGAGTTATTGCTTCGTTTAGTGAAGACCCAATTATGATGAAAAACTACCTAGAGGGTGGAGACATCTACACAACCGTTGGTGACACTATGGGGGTAGATAGAAAAGCAGGTAAGGTTTTAGTTCTTTCTATGGCCTATGGAGTAGGTCCTGACAAGATTGCTAAGTCTATCGGGTGTTCTGTAGCAGCAGCAAGGGATTTGCTTAACAAATTTGCTGAGAGGTTTAAGACTGTGGCAAGTTACAGGTCTAAAGTTTTAGGAGCTACTAGACGAGGTAGGCCTCCTTATGTGACCACCATAACGGGTCGACGCAGATATTTGCCAGAGATATTTTCTAAGGACCCAGGTGTTAGAGCTGGCGCAGAACGTCAAGCTTTTAATACTAGAATACAAGGAAGTGCCGCAGATATTATTAAAATAGCTATGGTGCGGGCTCATACAATGCTACCAAAACAAGCTAAGATTACGCTTACCGTCCACGACGAACTGGTGGTAACAACCCCAGACAACTTAGTAGACGAAACAGTTTCTAAACTAAGAGAGGCCATGGAGGGGATTAATGTGTTAAAAGTTCCATTGATTGCAGATATTACTGTAGCTAAAAGGTGGGGAGACGCTAAGTGAAGTTTCCATTTTTTAACAGGTTTTCTGAGGACAAGGAACCAGACTGGATAGTTACTAGAGATTCAGTTCCCTTGTCTACATTAGCTAGATGGTACATATACGACATGGGTATTGAAGAGCCAAATAAATTTGGCGGTAAAGTGTTTAATTTAAATCCCATTAGTAACGAGGGTAAAGAAAAAGAAGAAGAAGACAGTGCCAATAGAATGAGTTTTGTTGTGCCTATACTTCCTTTTTTAAGTGTTATGGCAGAATTAAACGCAAAAGCTATTGCTGCAGTTCAAAAGGCTGACATGATAAAACACGGTATGCCAGAGGACGAAGTAGACACTGGTCTTGTTGAAACAACACAGTTTTATCAAAACATAGGGTTTGCTGCATTAATATCAAGTTACGCTGCTGCTGCCGAGTTGGGTTTAATTGATATATCTGGTACATTTACAGACATAGACGAAATGGATAACAAATGAGCGATTGGTGGTCAAAAAAATTAGGAACGAATACAAATCCTCAAAGTACACCGTATATACCTCAAAATACTCCTCCTGTTGTACAACCCGCTCCACAGACACATACCCAATCTGGAAATCGTCTGCCAGAAAGCGCGATGACCAGTTCAAGATGTCCACACTGTGGGAGTGGAAACTACGGCAAGTCAAGTCCTGATACTAGAGCAAGATGTTATGACTGCGGATATCCAATACAGCAGTCTGGAACTGGAACTCCAGGAGTTAGATTGCCAAGCACAGGCGCCGCTGAACCTACTAAACAAATAGATACATCAAATAATTTTAATCCAACAACTATTATTGGTAAGATTGAATAATGAGTTTTAATAAAGTATTAGCGTTAATTAATAAAAAATACGGTGACGGAACAATTGTAGTTGCGTCCGATGTAATTCCTAGTACACGAGTTACTTCAGGTTCACTTGCTTTAGATGTAATTTTAGGTGGCGGTTGGCCTACAAATCAATGGCATGAAATTGTTGGTGAAGCCAGTAATGGAAAAACAGCATTAGCTCTTAAAACTATTGCTGCTAATCAAAAGAAAGACCCTAGTTTTACTGCTGTGTGGGTAGCAGCAGAGCAGTGGGTTCCCGAATATGCAGAAATGTGCGGAGTAGATCTGTCTAGAGTTCACGTTTTAACAACTAACGTAATGGAAGTTGCTTTAACTGCTGTCTTAGATTTAGTAGAGACAAAGGAGATAGATTGTGTGGTCATTGATTCGTTGGCAGCTTTGGTTCCTGCTGCTGAGGACGAAAAAGAACTTGAAGAGTTTACTGTCGGCCGTGCTGCGTCGTTAATGGCTAAGTTTTTTAGAAAAATGGAAAAAGCTGGTAGTCGCAGTCTTATTAACGAAGAGCGCCCCTTTGTTGGGTTAATTATTAATCAATACCGTATGAAGATAGGTGTTACTTACGGAGACCCTCGCACCACTCCTGGAGGAGAGGCTAAGAACTACTTTTTCTTTACACGTGTAGAAGTTAAACGAGATGACTGGGTTGAAGTGGGAACCGGTCAAGAAAAACGTCGTATTGGTCAGACTATTAAGTTTCAAACAAAAAAGAACAAGTCTGCCCCACCGTCTCAATCAGCTTTTGTAGATTTCTATTTTGCTGATGGTGGCGCAGTTCCTAAAGGTAATTACGATTTTGCTAAAGAAATTGTGGCTATTGGTTATTTATACAAAATCATTAAAAGAGCTGGGGCGTACTACAGATACGCTGGTCGTCAATGGCAGGGTGCAGACGCTTTGTTATCCTCTTTAAGAGAAGAGATAGATTTAAAAGAAGAGTTAGAAAGAGAAGTTTTGGACATCGTTAAAAACAAAGGCACTTTAGGTTCTGACCCGACTGTTGAACCTGATGAAGAGTGAGGGTCAAAAACAGTCTCTAAAGCATGAAAAGAGATTAGCTAAAAAAGTTGGAGGTGGCAGAAACGCTGGTTCTGGAGCTTTTTGGCAACGTAAAGGGGACGTCAGGTCTAAGGACCTTTTAATAGAGCATAAGTGGACTGGTAAACAGTCTTTTACAATGAAAGCCGACGTTCTTGAAAAAATTGTTACCGAGGCCATATTAGATAGCAGAACGCCTGTATTAGGTTTCAGTTTAAACAAAGAGAACTACGTGGTTCTATTGGAGGACGACTTTCTGCAGATTCGAGATACTCTGCTAAACATGATAGACTTGGAGCGAGAACACACGGAAGAGGAGTAGCCCTATATAAGGAGCATACTTCTTGCCTGCAGAACCCCAAGACGATTGGCGTCATAGCGCCAAGTGCCGTGGTATGGATACCGAGCTTTGGTATCCCCCTCGTGATAAAGATTTATATAAAGAAATAGCAGACAAGTCAAAAGCAGTATGTTTTGGCAAAGATGGTAGACCACCATGCCCAGTACGAATTCAATGTTTACTTGAGGCAGATAGAGTTGATGAACCCCACGGTATATGGGGAGGACTTAGCCATCGTGAGCGTAACGCATTAAAAAGAAAAGTAGAAAAAAAAGGAATGACGCTCAAAGAATGGGTTATTGCAGATAGCACAAAGAAGTAGTCTGTGGTAAGTTCATCCTCTAGGAGGAGAGATGATTCTAAGAACAGAAAAAAGTGCCGCTTTGGATAAGTTTTTAAAAGCAGGTAAAACAAATAGCAGGGTGTTGGGAAAAGTAGAAAGACATATTCTTTCTACACCTCGTGATGAGAGTAGACGAAGTGATTTGTTACACCCTTCGGCTATGGTCAGCCCTAGTTGGTGTCACAGAGCTTCGTATTTTCATTTGCTTGGGCATGAACCTGCTCCAAGACCTATAACTTTAAATCAACATATGATTTTTGCTGAAGGTCATCGTATCCACGAAGTTTGGCAAGATGTTTTTAGAGACATGGGTACTTTGTACGGCATGTGGGAAATTATGGAAACAGGCGCAACTTATTGGGGATTTGCTTCTGACCACGATGACAAGTACACAGTTAAATACAGAGAAGTTCCTTTAGATAATGAAGAACTAATGATTACAGGTCACGCAGATGGTTGGCTTGTTGGTTTTGGTGAGCCACTTCTATTAGAAGTAAAGTCTATTGGTATTGGAAGTATGAGGTATTACTCACCAGGACTTGTAAAAGCAGATTCTGATTTTGCTGCTGCTTGGAAAGCTATTGAAACACCATTTGAGTCTCACATTTCTCAAGTTCAATTGTATTTAAAATTGTTAGAACTATCTGACCATGAAGTAACTCCGCAAGAAGCAATAATCATTTATGAGTCAAAGGTTAACCAAGAAGTAAAAGAGTTTGTTATAAGAAAAGATTCTTGGGGAATTAATCATTTACTAGACGCTGCTAAAATGATTGTAGAAGCTGTAAAAACCAGGACCCCACCAGATTGTAACAACGGTGGTAGGATGTTGTGTCAAGGATGTAAGGGGTATAAAGATGAGCAAAAGTAGTTTGATTGCAGATTCCGTCAGCAGTAACGCTTTAACTACCCTTAAAGAACAAGGGTTTGTAGTTGACTTAGAAGTTGATTTAAGTAGGCCAACGTTACCTAGCAACATAACTGAATTAGGTGACGAAGATTTAATGGAGCTGTACACCAAATTTGTTGCATATTCAGACTTTATTAACACTCAACTTTCTTGTGCGATTATTGATGAGAAAGAGCTAGAGCGACGTATAGAACTAGCAGAAGCTACTACTTTTTTAACTTTGTCAACAGCGACTTCTAAATTAACTACTGTAAGGCCTCAAGTAGCCTCAGACGAAGATGTTGTGCAGTTAAAAGAAGAACACATGCAAAAGTTTGCATACAGAAAATTGATTGAAACAATGGCTAATAACTACGATAGAGGAAGCTCAGTTTGTAGCCGAGAGTTGACTAGAAGAACTTCTAATGACAACTTTAAAACCCGAGCAAAGAAATTTACAACATGACCACCCCTATTAAATTTTTTGATGGTGGCCTAACTAAAGAGGCTAAACGAGTTTCTATAGGTATAGACCAGTCTTACACCGGGTTTGCGTTTACTGCTATGGACATGGACAGCGGTGAGTGGATGACTACAGTTACAAAGGCTCCAGGAACTCACGTAGACAGGTTGTACTTTATTGGTAGGTCTTTAGAAGGAACTTTAAATGCTTTGTCTAAAAACGCAGAAGAAGTTGTGGTTGCAATGGAGGGGTATGCATACGGGTCTCAAATGGCAAACATGGCTGGAGAACTTGGCGGATTAGTTAAGTTAACTTGTTTCATGAGTCTTGATAGTTTTCATGGAAAGTACCCGTACATAATTCCACCTACTGTGCTTAAAAAATACGTTACTGGAAAAGGCAACGGTATACAAAAGAATCAAATACTGCTTCATGTATATAAGAAGTGGGGTGTAGAGTTTACTGACGATAACGCTGCTGACTCTTATGCGCTCGCTCATTTAGCTGCTGGAAGGCACGGTCTTTCTTATGAAAAAGATATTTATAACAACATACAAGACCCTAAATACAGAGAAAAGCCCTAAGCTTTAGGCATGAGTGACCAGCCTATTCCTATTAGCTCTTTAAAGCCTGATTACGAGGCAGCTATGGATATGCGTGGAACCCCGACCCACGTCTGTGTATGCGGGTCAACCTTATGGAACATAAAAGCTATGTTTGAGGACTATGAGATTTCTATGTACTTTTTAGACATGGAGTGCGCCCTGTGCGGGTCTTTAGCCACCGCTCCCACCCTAGTAGATAGTCCAGGTTACACCCCTAATTCATAGTTAAATTGCCGTATATTATTTCCCACGGGAGTACTACTAGACGAATATAGAGGAACTACATGTCCGAGATACAAGAAGAGCAGGTATTACGCGTAGGAGCAGGCAGTAACCCACAATCCGTGGCCTCAGCTATTGCACATGCCGTATACGAAAACAATACTTGCAAGATTAGAGCCGTAGGCGCAGGCGCAGTAAATCAAGCTGTAAAAGCGATTGCTATTGCTCGAGGCTACACCGCTCCCCGAGGTATTGACCTAGCCTGTGTGCCAGGGTTTGCCTCAGTTGAAAGCAACGGTGACACTATCAGTGCTATCGTTTTTAGAATTAATGCAGTCAGTTAAGCCTTATTTTTCAAGAGTAAGGCCGTATTGTTGTATTACCAACTCTTAGGCCGAAGAGGTATAAAATGAAAGAACCAAAGAGCAAGTTTTCTACGATGGAAACCAGCGCTGCCCGCGGAGCACGAAACGCTTCTGCTGAAGG